TCAGTTAAGTTACAACCTTGAATACCAAACTTAGATTTGTTGTCTTTAACATATTGATCAACTTCATCGTATTTGATTTTACCGAAATCAATTGTATCTAATACAGGGATTTTTAAAATTTCAAAACATGGGTTGAACATATCAAACCAACTATTAGCAAAAACGAAACCAATATCATTTGCTCCGTCGTTTAATTGTACCAAGTAATTAAATTGTTCTTTTTTAACTTCACTTCTCAATAATAAAACTGAGTTGTTACTTCTACCTCTTTGTGGGTTTTCCATTCTCCAATTACCAGTCTTAGCGTGGATCATCTCATCATCATTAGGATCTACAATCATATTTAACGCTGAACGTCTAACTCCACCTGATAATACTGCATCCGCTGAATGACAAATAATATCAAATGCTAAGATAGGACGAATTTTATCTCCTTCAGTTGTAATCCATTTTTCAATTAATGTTTCAATCTTTTCTAATGATTGTTTTAAACCATCAGGACCAGGTGCTTTGAAACCACCACTGATGAATGCACCTTTCTCACGAATTAAAGAATAATCTAATTTAACTTCATAACCCGCATATTCAGGGAACGGTTGATCGTCAACAAAATAAGATGATAATAATACACCTAATGCATTTGCCCAACCTTCAATTGAATCTTCAATATAAAAAGTTTTAGTTCCTAAAGTTCTCTTTTGTATTTTACTTAAATTGTTTACAAAAGGAATTAATAATCCACCTCCAAATCCACAACCGGATAATGCCAAATAGAAAATCTCTTGGAATACTCTATTACGAGCAATGTGTCCTGATGTACAGTTAAACATTCTCGTGTTATGTTTCATGATTTGTTCATGTCTGTATTGTAAGTTTCTTTGTGAAGCTAATACAGCTTGGTCTTTCATACTTTCAACGGCAGATTGTAAATATGGTTCAATTGCCTCAGCATAATCCACATATTTTTTTCTGTGTCCGTCAATTATGTTCTCACACGCGTCTTCCCACGTTTCATATCTTTTTTCATCTTCCTTCCATTTGAAATAGTCTGAGTGTAACTTCAAGTCACTCAGAAATTTTTTACCTTTCTGCATTTTTCTTTTTACTTTATGTTTTTTTTATTAATTACTTTCCTGCCACTTGTTGTCTCCTTTTAAATGCTTCCGCCGCTCTATTAGCATTTATCTGAACTTTTTGTTCTTCGTGTCCCAATAATGTATTTTGAGACTCTGTATCAATAAGAAGAAACTCATTATTGAATTTACAGTTTTGGAATACAACACCATCTCGACCAATACGAGATTTTAATAATGTAAGAGTTGCCAAGTTATGATCTTTTTGTTCTAATGTTTTACCAATAGATAATATAACGTGTGCAATCTGTGCTTTCTTAATTGATCCACCCATTTGATCTCCAGTTACCACTTCACTTGAAATTGACTCACGGTTACCTTGTGTTGCCGTCCATATTGCCATTTCAAATTCTCCTGTCATAGATTCTAAACTTCTCATAATAGAACCCTCACCTTTCCATTCTTCACCATTAGCTGATTTATCAGTTGAAATACAATCAACATAATCTATTACCAATAAATCAACTTTTTTAGTTCCATCAGAATTCATCTTTCTGATTTTATTTTTAATCTCAGAAACAGTGACATTATCACTTGCTAATTTTAATAACTTCAAACTACCTTTAGATTTAGCTTGTGCCTCCTCTACTTTAGCTTTAACTTCTTCCTTAAATTCAGGTTGACTATCAGGTGCAATTTCAGTCCAAATCGTATAGTGTTTTCTTTTGATATTACCCGGATTGTCCTCAAAGAAAATTTGTACAACGTTATAACCTAAATTATATGCGGTGTTAGCGAACTTAGTTAGTAAGGTAGTTTTACCAGTACCCGTAGGAGCTAATACAACCCCTAATTCTCCGATCCCTAACCCACCCTTAAGTAAGTTGTCAATTCCCACAATGCCTGTCGGTAATGGGTGTCTAAAATCCTTTTCTAATGCTCCGTCAATATCATGGAATACATCAGTTGTTTCATCATTAGAAATACCAACTTGTAATGCTTTTTGAATAATTTCTTCAATCTTATTATATGCTTCAAATTCACCACTTTCAATAATACTCTGTACGCTTTTCAACTCTCTTTTTAAGTTTTGTTGTTTACAGAAATTAAGTGCAGTATCTTTTACATATTCAATTTGTGATTCATTATTTTTAATTGCCTCCAATGTATCTACATGAACTTTGGAAGAATCTTTATTTCCGCCTTCAGCCATGATTTTCTGTGCCAGTGTATTGTAATCAGGAATTTTATTATATGCTTTATATAATTCCTTTGTATTTTCCATAATAAATTTAAATGAACTATTGTCAAAAAATTTACTTTCTAATACGTCAATAATGGTCTCACCATATTTCTTATCTTCAATAATCGCTTTTATTAGGGATTGTTGAAACGAAAATCCCAAATACCCAAAATTCCTTTCTTCCATGTTTTGTTTTTATATATGTTTTAAATTATAGCTCGTGTTGTAGATATTTCGTCTCTAATTCTTCGGTTGATAAAATGTCAGTTAAATCTGACAAAATTGTTTTCAATCTCGGACGAATGTCTACCGTATATCTTACTTTCGGATGGTAATAATATGCGGGGAATATCCTTTGAATAAATACATCGTCACCCAACTTAATTTCCATTAAAAAATGTTCTTTTTCTTTGGTTTCATCACTTTCCACAGACTCCATATTGAGGATATAGTTTTGATTCTCACATAGGTAGTTGGAACTTTTTATTTTCAAATCGTGTGAAATATCTTCACAAATATTTTTTATATAATAGTGAAGGTCCATTGAACATCTCGCTTGGTCAACGTGGTCTCTCACATTAAAAAATCTCTGACACACAATGTGTCCTTCTAAAGACAAAAGAAATTCAAATTTCGTAATGTTGTCTTGGTTTTGGTAATCTCTACTCATTGGTTTTTACTTTAATTGTTTTTGTTTTTATTTTATTTTTTTCTTTTCTTGTCAAACGTAAAAATGGATTTAAGAACTTTGTCCATGCGTCATCTGATTTTGGTAACATGTTGAACAACCCATCGTCCATCATCATTTTCATTGCGTTTTTATAAGATCTCCCTTCTTGGTCTAACGACTCGTTTATTAGAAGGTCAATGTTTTCTCTCGCCTCATCACTTAAAAAAGGTTCATCCAAACTCACGATACGATTGTTTACGTCAAAGAACTCTTCCCCAAATACTCCGTGTTTAGTAACACCAGTTAGTAAATTTGTAATTAGTTTGTTGTGTTTGTCTTGTTCAAAAAGAAGTTCACTCCTTTCTTTAACTTGTTGAACTGATATTGATTCGGTTCTAAGTTCAGGGAAAAAAGATAGAAATCTTTTAACACCCATTCCTTTAATTCCTGCAATGTTGTCTGACGAATCACCACATATCATCTTAACCAACCTAACGTTTTCAATTAAGATGTCTTCTTTGTCATAAACTATCGTATCATTTTGTTTGTATAACTTTCCGTGAGACGGATTGTAAATTTGTGTGTTTTCTGAAACCAATTGGGTGAGGTCTCCATCTGAAGAATAAATTATTTTATTTTCGTCTGGTGAGTTTTGTGTGTAATAAGCAATGTTATCATCTGTCTCACAAAATTCATATTCACCCTGTCTTACATATAATTCCTCAAGATATTGTTTAACTCTATCTCTTTGAGTGAGATAAGATTGTAATTCTTCTTCTGACCTTAATCTTGAACGTCGGTTTTCCTTGTAATGAATGTATATTTTCTTTCGGGTTTGTGAACCTTCGTGTCCATCCCAAAATACCACAATCTTATCTAAATGGTAGTACTCAAACGCTCTCCTAAGAGTATTAAGGAAATGATATATTCCCCCAACATGTTGTCCCTTATGAAAGGCGTTTTTGACACCGTAAAAACCAATTGTGAGTAGATTGTCTCCATCAACAAGTAAAACCGACATTTAAAATAATTTATAGATCACTTTCTTCTGTTACAACTTCCACATCCGCGATGTCTGTAACACTAACACCTAACATCTTACTGATGTATTCACCACACTCTTTTTTGTATTCTTCAAGAGATTTCTTTTCTTCTCCTTCTTCTCTTCCACCCATAAATCCGTGTGATGTAACCAAGATACGTCCATCTTCATATCCTAAACCATTGATGTGGTTTTTCATGATAGAAATTTTTGTTCTTGTTGCAATTTTAACTTTTCTCTTATCTTTTGTGATTGAGATTTTAGTTGTACCCGCACCTTTTTGATTACCAAATAAGAATACAATACTTGAGTTTAACCAAATTGCTTCCCCACCTTTTGCTTTAATCTTCGGTTGTCCGAAAGGATTGTCAGGTAATTCTACCCAAGGTTGGTTTACAATGATTAACGTGTTCGTATAAGGTTTATCTGTTCTTCTTGAACCTGAGATACGTTGGTTGATACCCATTCCAATTTTATCAGCTAATACCGATGCGTTGTGTTGTTTACCACCTTTACCATCGTAAG